ATGGAAACTTCTTTGATTGAACTTCTGACTTATTATGTTATTGGTGGAGCACTTTTAGTTGGTGCTCCTGCAGTATTCTTCATCATCGCATTTATGCCAGCCCTTCAAAATACAAAGGGTCGTATGGTAGGATACAAAGATCATAAAATCTATGGTGACAGTTCTCTCTATGAAAATACCCGTGGTGATAACACTAAATTTTTTCTTGAACTCCCATGAATAAATTTTATCTTTTTTCAAAAGAATCTTGTGGACCTTGTAAGTTGGTGGATAAATACATGTCCTCCATCAAAGATGAACGCACTTCTCTTTTAGAGAAAGTAGACCTTGAAGATTTTAGTGATACCCCAATCCCTCAAGAGAATCTTGACCTTGCATCTAAGTACGGTGTTACGGCTACACCAGTATTAATTATTGCATCGCCCTCTGGATTGAAACTTGAAGAAAAAATTGGAGGTATGCAAATCACCCAAAACATCAGAAAATTATTTGATCAGTATGCCTAATCCAAACGCACTTTATCAGGACATGCAGAAACTCGATGATATGTATGAAGAGTTGATGTGGCATCCTGATGATAAACTGCAATTCACTCATGATGGTAATAAAATCATCATTACAAACAAAACACTAGAGGAAAAAAACAATGTTTAACGACAAAGCAGAAAAATTGAATGGTCGTGCAGCAATGATTGGATTTGTTGCAGCAGTAGCATCTTACTTCAGCACTGGCCAGGTCATTCCAGGAGTATGGTGATGTTGTTATTAGCGACTTGTATGTTAGGTGCATTTATAATTCATTCTGCATTTAGCGATACTGACGTTGATGATGACGACGACATGAGTGGTGGGATGATGATTCCTGCCACTGTCCCCACTCCTTGACAACCACAACCAAATAAACTATAATTCCTTGGAGGTTAGTCGCCTCCTTTTTTACTAAATATCCCCGTGCCGTGAGGAACTTAGATCCTATAGCGGATGTCGAATTCTATTATTTTTAATGCTTAAAAAATTCTTGCCACTCGCAATGGTATTTCCTATCTCTGCTGCTTGTGCTTATCCCACTATCAGTGAGATTAAAAACCCTCCTATCGTTGATGTGAGTGTCAATGAAGAGAAGGCAATGCCCATTGAAGTGGTATCAAAAGAGTGGAAGTGTCCTACCTGCTCACCCAATGAACAGTATGTCCTCAACCAACTCCAAAAGAAAACCCGAATCTCAGATCGCAATGCCCTTGCAACGATCATGGGAAACATTAAATCAGAAAGCAACTTCCATCCCAACATTTGCGAGGGAGGGGCTAGAGTTCCTTACAACGCTTGCCATCGGGGTGGGTATGGTCTTATTCAGTGGACCTCAGTAGGACGCTATCGTAACCTTGGTAAGTTTGCCGCTAAATATGGTTATGATCCTTCTAGTCTTGAAGGACAAACAGCATACATGATTAATGAATCTGTCTTCCAACGTTACCTTCCAGAGTTTGAAGGAACTGGACGCACAGTTTCTCAATATATGGTTCCTGCCTATTATTGGTTAGGATGGGGAATCAAAGGTCATCGTGAGCTATATGCATATGAGTATACTAAAAAAATGGTATTTACATGATTAACACCGTTACAAATTTCCTTAAATCATTTCTAATTCCTAAAGATAAACTGGAATGTGTAATTGATGAAGAAAAAGTTGACTGCGATCAACTAAATGACCCAGAACCTCCTTATCTGGGAGTTCCTGCTCCAGTGATTATGCCTATCGATGAATGGTTTGTTGACTCTAGTATTGAACCTGTAAAAACTGAAAAGCAAATTACTCATGAAGAAATGCTTGAGGAAGCAGCACGTCGTGAGGAAGAAAATAATCAAAGCAATGAGCCAGAAAACATTCATCAAGTGATGTATGAAATGGCAACTTCTTCCTGGACTACTGTGGGAGAAACTCAAGGCGGTTCTGAAAATGTTTGGCAATCTGGCAATGGACTGGGACAATTTCGATGAGTCTTGATGATTGGCGTTATAGTGATGACAGAATGAAAGTGAGAGAACAATCACTTAAAGTTTTGTTAGCAAAGTTTGGACACCAAATGGAAGGAGTAACACCTAAATATTCAAACCAATCTATCTACGAGTGTGCCCATGACTGGGTTTCTCAAGGTAATATGCACACTGCGGGGATTGTAAAATACTACGAGGCATATTATGCAAAAAGTAATTAATGTTATTGCTCTGCTATCAGGACTGACTTCATTGGCAGTCATTGGTGGTGGAGTTTTTATCTATAGTAATATTGATAAATGGAAAGAAGAGGCAAGGGAAAATCTTGCTAATGCTGCAGTTGAAGCAATTGCAGAAGAACTTCCTGGATTAATTGATTCTTCTATGCCAAGTATTCCAGAAGTTACAGGACCAGCTCTTCCATCTACAACAGGACCTAATATTAATCTACCATGAAAAAAATTATCATGAGTTTGTTGGCAGCAGCATCATTAACTGCTCCAGCATTGGCTGATAACTCTAAAATCACCAAGGGTTATAACACTATGGATTCTATGGGGTGTATGATTCTACGAGAATGCACCGATGGAGTCGAAGAAGTCTTTAGTCTTTTGGATATTTCTAGTCAGTATCCCAATACTGAGTCTTTTACATATGTTTCTGTTGAGTTCAACAACATGCTTGTTTCCCTTAATCAAGTCGGAGTTAAGGTGTTTCTAGCAGATCAAAAGTATTTCCCAGCAGGACATCGTGGTGTCTATCACACCGTAAGTAATAACTTTTTCTTGAACAAAGCATATATGGGTCGCCCATCTACACTTATGACTGTGATGCGTCATGAGGGTTGGCACGCTGCACAAGATTGTATGGCAGGTAGTATTAAGAATAGTATGATTGCTATCATTAAACCAGAAGAGGATGTTCCTAAAGTTTGGAGAGAGATGGTTGAAAAAACTTATCCATCATCTGCTGTGCCTTGGGAAGCAGAGGCAAAATGGGCTGGACTTACTGAAGGTATGACAATGAAAGCACTTCAGGCATGTGCTTTGGGTGAGATGTGGAAAGTTTATCCACCAACACCATTGACTCGTGAATGGTTGGTTGAGAACGGACATCTTCCTAAATAGAGATGCCTTGTCTTCTACTCAATGCTAGGAAATAAATCTAAAGCAAAGGAAGTAGAAGAGCATAAGGACCATGATGAAGATAAGAGTGAAGTTCTTGGTAATCTGGTGAAAGTTGTCGTACTTATTTGGTCTGCATCTCTTCTCACATTCAGTTACGTTCGTTTACCAAACGGTCAGAAGATTCTTGACTTCGACCCTACATTTATCGCTTCGGTCTTCTCTGGTTCATTAGCCGCATTTGGATTGTCTCCCGCTAAAGCAGGTGGTGCTACCGCTAAAGCAGCACCAGCGATCAAAAAGGAAGAACCATCTGTAGTATCTGCAGTTGAACCTAAGAAACCATGAATAGAGTATTAAAACAATCTACAGAATCTGTAGGTGAAACCCCATCAACACCAAAACAAATCTCTCCATTTAAGTGGTTTGTCATTGGTGTTGGTGGGGTTATTGCTGTAGCACACATTGGTGTTCTTGGTCATTTGATAAAGAAAGAACCTGCTACTCAACAACCACCTACATTTAATCTTCCTCGCGGCCCATATTCATCTTATCGAATTAAGGCGGGTAAGGATGGATATGAAATTGAATATCGTGCAAATGATCCCAAAGTTTTGGAATCTGAAAGATCGATGAATCTTAATAGAACTAGACAGGGATGGTTTGGTGGTGGTACAGAAAAACGTGATGAATATCGTCGTGATCAATATACTATGGAAGGTGTGAGGAATATGGGAGGTGCAACAGGTGAAGAGGGAAAGTCTGCAAAAGACATAGAGTGCATAGTGGCGGACGCTGGAGCACGGTCACAAGGTGCGATGGCAGGTAGTGCTATTTCTGCTGGAGTTATTGTTCCTGCTGTAATTAATATTCCCTACATTGGATGGTTAGCTGCAGGATGGGCAACTCTTCTAGGACAAAATGTTGGTTCTGAACTTGGATCTGAAGTTGGTTCTGCGTTTAATGATTGCTAATGAAATTTGATTTAGATATGGAGGATTTTACAATCCTCCAAAATGCATTGCATTATTATAAACATGTTGAGAAACGCGGACATTTCTCAAAATTTGATGAAGAACGTGTAAATAGGTTGAGAGATAAACTCTCCTATCAAATGATACCTAGTAAAAATAGTAAAGATGGAACTGTTCCTTCGCCCCCTCGCGGATATAAATGACCCAACGTGGAGTGTAATTGTTTCCCTTGCCATTCTTTTGGCAGGGGTTTTATATTATGTTGCATATATACTTCGTATGGCAAATACTGAAATAAACGATGAGCGACCTGACGAATAAAGATTCAGAACAAGACGCTAAACTTGCTGTATTAGAAAGTAAGATTGAAAGTTTCCGTGAAAGAATTCATGCACTTGAAGCAGAAACCTCAGGTGTTTCTGTTATTGATAGCACTTTAGAGAATGCTATCCGCCGTATTGAGATGGTTCACAGTCGTATAGATAAGACTGAGGAAAAACTCAAAGAACTTGATAATGAATTACGTGGAAGAATCCGTAAAAATGAAATATGGATTGCTGGTGCTGCTGCAGTCATATCTGCGGTAGTTACTATCATCGGAATTGCCGTATCAGTAGAATCAAAGGAGATCAATTATGGGAGCTATGGTTCCGCCCAGCAGGAAGTCTTGTTACAACTTCCGCGTAGTTGAAATCAATAGGGTTGTTGATGGGGATACCATTGATGTAACTATTGATTTGGGATTTGATTTATTTAAAAAAGAACGTGTTCGTGTTGCTGGTGTTGATACTCCAGAGAAGAGAACAAGAGATGATGAAGAGAAAGCATTGGGATATGATGCAACAAATTGGTTAAAAGAAAAATTAGAAGGAGCAATTAGTGGTGATGATGACCTTATTATTCGTACTGAGCTTGTCGGCGGCATGGGCAAGTATGGTCGTTTACTTGGGTGGTTGTACATTGGTGACGCAGAACTCTCCCTCAACGAACAAATGATTACCGAAGGATATGCCTGGGCATACGATGGTGGTACTAAGCAGAAGAATTTTGAAGAACTTCGTGAGATTCGTCGTGCTCATGGGACACTAGTATGATTTCTGGTATTTTTATTTTTGGATTTATATTTCTATTGTCATTTACTCTAGACAGAACTTGGCCAGTAAGATATCGAAGTGGTGACATAAATTAGTTAAAATTTGCTGAGAATTGTTAAATAATTAAAGTTATTGTAACACTATGGCACAATCAACATACAAGAAAAATCAAAAGAAAGAAGCAACAGAAACTTTCTTTCTTTATGTCTTTTTTCATTCTATCTGGACTAGTATTTTTAAATTCTTTGAGGACTAATGGAGATACCCAATATTACTTCTCCCAATATCAATATCAGGGAGATTGATATTCCACAAGTAGTCACTGCTAACGAATATTACACATCAACACCATTATCACCACCTGTTGTGGTAAATATTGGTGTTCCTGTTGTTGATATTCCTGGGTGTATTGAAGCTCATGAAAGCAACAACAAATCCAAAACTGTAGGTCAAGATGACGAAGCGGGACTGGTTACGTATTGTGATTCTGGTATTCCCAGTTTTAATCCTATTAATTTTGAACCTGAACAGATGACGATTACTCGTCCTGCTCCTGTTCCAAAAACTGATACACCAGATAAACCATTACCACCAGAGTTACCTAAAGCACCAGAAGTAACCCCTCCAGTCAATACAGTAAAGGTAGATTGTCCTACACCAGCACAGGAAGCAAAGGAACCTGTTGGCACATATGTAGAAGGTTTCCGAAAGAAGGTTGTTGAATACAAACTGATGGGCAACGAGTGTGTCCAGATAACAGAAAAAGTCCCACTACCTCAACAGATAGTAGCAGGACTTCCTAGTGGTGGTCAGGTTGTGCAAGTGGGTGGCATTGCTGTCATTGCAACCTCATCGGCACTGTTAGCAAAACCGTTGGCAGACTTACTTTTGAAAGTAGTCAAACCAACGGTTAAGAAAGTTATGAAGAAGATTGCTAAGATTAGAGGTAAGACACCTAAGGTACTGTCCACTGCCGAGAGAATAAATGAGCAGCGAGACCGAAACCGTGCTATAATGTCATTGAGACAAACGCTCAAACCCAAATGACCTACGACGCCACTGTTGAATTCAAGTTTGATGCTACCTATACTCATGATTATAGTCGTGGGTTTGGTTCTACCATTGGTGATGATGACTTTCTCCCTGAAGAGCATTACCTGATTACTGCTCCCGCTGCTGACCTTAACGCCAAACAGTATTTCAAACTTTTTGAAAAGTTTCTCCTCTGTGTAGGTATGAACCCTGCATCTATTCGTTCTGGTGCTATGTCATTGGTATTCAATGATTACACTAATGAAGAAGACCAACGTAAGGTCTGTAATGAGTATGAGTTGACTATGGAGGAAGACCTGGAGAAGAAATACCAGGAGTTTATGAAGCGTGATGCAGAATGGGCAAAGATGAATGCCCATTATAAAAACAACTTTGAAGATAGTGTAAACGGAGTAGCATAATGAGCATTCCTAATTTTAAATCTAACCACGACTGGGAAGCATTTACCCAAATCTTTGATAGTCAATGGCATTGTAAAAGAGCACTGCTGAATCGTGTCAAGAATGATTTGTTTCCTGAATATAAATCATGGGAACAGCTTACGGCACAACATATGGAAGTGATCAATGACATTGTATCCAATCTTGTGTATGAGTGTGAGCGTCAGTTCAAAGAGAATCACCAGGACTATAATACTGAAGATGATGAACTCTTCATTCCCCGCCATTCATTCAAAGAGAATGTAACAGAAGCACTCAAAGAAGCACTTATTCCTTACCAGTTGTTAGAGCGGGACCAAGATCCTCAGCATTCCGAGACACAGGACTAGTAATCTTATGAACGTGTGGATGTTGATGTCCTGGAGGATTATTTACTACCACATCTGCACACACTTTATAATAAGGAGACTTGGGGTGAAATTGTATTCCTTTGAGTTTTAATTCTCCACAATTTTTTAGTCTGGCAATTTCAAAATCTAATCTTTTATTTGCAGTAATCTGCTGTTGTAGTGCAATTTGAGTTGCTGCTGCTTGTTTACATTGGTCTTGTAGTTTTTCATCCAATGGTCTACTCCAAGTGGCAGAGAAACCAACACTCAAATTATAGTTATCTTTTTGTCCAGTCCTGGTTCTTTTATAGAAGATAACATCACCAGGATTGTCTAAAACACCATCACCAATTGGCCTTCCATCATCATCAAAAGCACCAAAGTTATCTGTCACATCATAAACTGGATCGTTATAATAACCCTCATATGGTTTGGCAGCAGATACTGCACCTGTTACATATGGTGTGAAATTTAGCGTAGGACCCTGACACTGGATCCCGCCGCCGTATGTATTCGTAATATACGGGCCCTGCAACACCTGTATCGCCTGGTTAGTAACACTCCCTGAAGAGTTAGCAACAGGACTAGCAGTGGCACTAACACCACCGACAGTTTCAGCCAATGCATTAGTCGGGGATAGAAGTCCAAGAAGAAGTGATCCTATTACTGACTGAAGATGGATGTAGTGTCTGTTACGCTTTCTATTATTGTCTCTCTTTGAATGATTGTTTGATTGCTTAAACCAGGACCCATGTACGTTTCTGTGAACTGAAACGCTGCTCCTGGTGCTGTCTGTGTAAAGTTTGGTCTGCTGTTGAGTCCAACCCATTTTGATGTCACTCCTTCAATGTTTGATGAAGATTCGGATGTTTCAGGAGATAAGTTACCTGATGCTGAAATTCCACTACCTGTTACAGAATATTGATACCCTGTGTTATAGTCCATCGAGTTGATGGTCTCTGTAATTTTTTGTGTCGTCTCTGTATGACTGGTCATGGAGCCTTGTGTGAAATTTGGTACAACCGGAACTGAATATGCTGGTTGTACCAAACCGTGTATTGCACCAAGAACCAATCCGAGACCGATTGCTTCTGATAATCTAGTCATATTTATTATCAGTCAATAAC